AAGATTTTAATTACAAATGAATAATATTTATAATAAAATATACGAAATGGAACTTCAGGAAATGGAAGATAAGTTAATAAACTTACAAAATCTTACAATAGAATACTATAACATTAAAGATGATATTTGGAGATATCACCCAAGTAATGAAAACTTCACAAACCCTATTAAAGAATATGAAGAAATTTCAGGAAGAATTTTAGAAATTGAAAAAGATATAAGTGAAATGGAACTTAAAATCTTACATTTAAAATCAGCTAATTAATCGTATATACAATTATATAATATGGACTTAGACAACATATTTAGTTTATTTGGGTTTGATAAAAACGACGATAAATTAAATAAAGATTCATATAAAAAAGAAATTGATGAATTTAAATTAACACCAACATATAAAGTTGGAATGTTTTATAAAATGATATCTAATGGGATTCAATTTCGAAGTCAAATAGTAAAATTTTTTGAAAAATCCACCTCTGAAGATTTAGATTTAGGTTTAGAAGAAGTTGGAGATTACATGATGTATACTAGAGCATATTATTGGATACAAGAATGTGATTTAAAAGATGAAGAATGGGAAAATGGTTTAAAACACTATTTAAAAAAAGAAGGTTTTGAAGTTAAAGACTATGAAAAAAACGACTTAATTAAGTGTTTTATCCTGTCTATTAAATATTTTGAGGAAGTTGAAGAATATGAAAAATGTGCTTTCTTAAAAAATATCCAAGATTATTTAAAAAAGAAATTTGTTTTAAACTTACTTTAAAAATACTAGGTTTCCTAATATATTTTCATTACCTTTATCATATTATTGATTATTTAAAAATTAAAATTAAAATTAAATAAATAAAAATAAAAATGAAAAATAAAGAGTTATTATTGAGACGCATGCAAACTTTGGAAGGTAAACTTAAACAGACTCGTTTAGCCCTTAGTGAAAATGATACTCATAGAGCAAAAAAAATTATAGAAGATATTCTTGAATTAAGACAAGACATAGAATCAATAATAGAAAGAGAAAATTAAAATTTAAATAAAAGTTATGAAATTAACCCCAAAACAAATCCAAGATAATTGGTCAATATTCCTTAACAATATTGAAGTTCATATTACAAGTAATCGTAAAGAAACAATGTTAAGTTTCTACAAAAAATATGAGGAGCGTATTATGTTAATGCCTGCTGCCCATAAAAAAGAATACCATAATTCATTCCCAGGTGGATATGTTGAACATGTTAATCGCGTAGTACGGTGTGCATTAAAACAATATACATTATGGAAAGAAGAAGGTGCTGATATAGATACATTTACAGAAGAAGAATTAGTATTTTCTGCTATTAATCATGATTTAGGTAAAATGGGTGATGAAGATAATGAATCATACATACCCCAGACAGATAAATGGAGACGTGATAAGTTAGGTGAGGATTATATGTTTAATAAAAAAGTACCATTTGCTTCAGTTCCTGATAGAGGTTTATTTATGCTTCAATCTCATGGTATTCAATATACATTTAATGAAATGCTTGCTATTCAAACTCATGATGGTTTATATGATGAGGCTAATACCAAATACCTAAAAGCATATATGCCAGAACAGAAACCACGTACTTGTTTACCTTTTATCTTACATCAGGCAGATTTAATGGCAGCTCGTATTGAATTTGAACGTGAATGGTTACCTAAATTAAAAGGAGAACAAGGATCCTTGGATAAGCTAAAAGAAAATTATACATTAGGTACAACACCTAATTCATCAAAGAAAATGTCTACTAAAACAAAAGCTTTAGGTTCGATAAAAAGTGATGGTTTAAAAAATATGTTAGAAAACTTATGATATCTTTAATAATAGCAGTTTGCACCCTTTCAGTAGGAGTTGTCATTTTAGGATGGACAACTTACAATTTAATGAAAAAACAAGAAAAATCCGAAGATATACTTTTAGGTTATATGGAGTATTTAGATAAATTCTCCAGGGTAATTGAAGCTTCTAATAAAAAGTTAAAAGAAGTAGACAATAAAAGAATATTTGAAAACGATGATGAGGTAGGTGTTATATTTTCATCAATTTTAAAAATCCAAGAAATTCTAAACGAATTTACTGTGAAAAAAGTAAAATAATTTATGGCTCCACGTAAAGCTAAAAGTAAAAACTACTTTACAAAAGAAACAGAGAATGCTATTATGTTATATAATAGTACTTCTTGTCCTCATGAAAGAAGTAAAGTATATGAAAAGGAAATACATTATCCTTTTTTTAAATTAACCCAAAATATTATTCATACATTTAAATTCTACCATACAGAAGTAGAAAATTTAGAACATCTTCAACATGAAATTGAAGTATTTTTATTAGATAAAATGTATCTCTTCCACCCAGTAAAAAGTGCAGATAATAAAATAAGAAAAATAATAACAAAAGAATTTTTAGAAGAGTATAGTGGTAGCTTTATAGACTATATGCCTAAAAATGAACTTAAATGTAGTACTCAAGACATCCAAGGGTTTGTTAATACAATTATTGTATCTGATAAATGTCATGAAAAACTTAAAAAAATTACTCCTGCTAAAGCTTTTTCATATTTTGGTACTATTGTAAAAAGATGGTGTATATTATACAATGAAAAAAATTATAAGAAAAAAATCAGTACTGTACCTGTTGGTGAATTAGAAAAAGATGATAACCACTCTTACTCAAATGAACCATCTTCAGATGAAAGATTATCATATTTTATAGACCAATTTACAAATTACATATCAGAAAACATATTTGATTTATACCCTAAAAATATTGACGCACAAATTGCAGATTCAATATTAGAGCTATTTAGAAAAAGAGACCAAATAGATGTATTCAATAAAAAAGCTTTATACATTTATATACATGAAATGCTTCCTGGTGTTAAAACTCCAAAAATCACTAAAATTGCTGGAAGTTTATATAAAATTTTTAAAAAACACTATATATTCTATATAGAAAACGGATATACTAATTTCTAATTCTTTTATATTCTCATATTTATAAATAAAACAATATGGGAAGTTTAGACTCAAATGTTTTTGGTAAGAAAAAATTTTCTGATATACTTAAGGAAATTTATGATAATCAAAAAAAGAAAGAAACCCAAATTTCAACTTTAATAGGTGAATTAAAACCACTAATTAATGATTTAGGGGATGCTACTTTAGTAGTTCCTCTTATTAAAGAATATATGGAATTAGGTATTAAAAATGATGAACAATTAGTAAAAATGGCTACTATTGTTCAACGAACCTTAGCATCTAATAAATCTGAAGAAGATGGATTTGGAATGACAGAAGAAGAAAAACAACAACTTTTAACTGAAATAGAAAAATTTAAACCAAAAGATTAATGGCTATTTTAAGAACAGGAGTAAGTAATAGAACAGATACACTAGTAAATAATCGTAATCTTAATCTTGGAGAAGGTGGAAGTACTTCTTCCCCATTTAACTTAACAGCTGCTAGAGTAACAGATATTATTTTAGATGAAAACCATCCTAAATATGAATCATGGACTGACATAGGAGCTATTTTTACAGAACCTATTGATAATACATCATCATCTGGGTTATCAAAATCCTTTCCCCTTTTTTCTCAATTAAAAGTGTTTCCTTTAATAAATGAACAAATTATACTGATTTCTATTCCAAAAAATATTGATTATGATTCAAAAACAATTGATAGTAAAACTTTTTATTTTAGTCCTATAGGAATATGGAATCACCCCCATCATAATGCTAATCCTAATTCTTTACCTTTTTCTGAATTGTTTAAAAAAACAACTACTCCAAATAAATATTCAAAATCTTCCAATTTAAATGTTTCTACTGATCCAATTGTAAATTTAAACAGTACTCAAAACCCATCTCAAAATACATTTGTTGAAAAATCTAATATTTATCCTTTAATGCCTTTTATGGGGGATAATATTATCGAAGGAAGATATGGACAAAGTATTAGATTAGGCCATACTGCTAAATCTAATAGTAAGAAAAAAAATAATTGGTCTGAAAGTGGAAATAATGGTGATCCTATTATAATTTTAAGAAATGGTCAATCTCCTAATGTTGATGAAGCAGGATGGGTCCCAACCACAGAAAATATTAAAGATGATTTATCTTCTATATATTTAACATCTACACAAAAACTCCCATTTAGTTTAGCAAATGAAGATTTTATTTCATACATGACTAAACCTCAATTACCATCAAATTACACTAAACCTCAAATAGCCTTAAATTCAAATAGAGTTGTAATAAATGCTAAAACAGATAGTGTTTTAATTAGCGGTAATTCATCTGTTAGTTTATCTTCTAATAATGGGGTTTATTTAGAAGCTAAAGAAAAAATTTGTATAGATAGTACTGATGTTAGATTAGGATCAAAAGATGCTAAAGAATCAGTTTTAAAAGGTGATTTAACAGTAGAATATTTAAAAATAATTGTTAAAGAAATTGCTAATTTAGCAACTGCTTTAAAAACTATTCAAGCATTTACAGGACCTAATGTTGTTGGTGTTCCTGATGCTGCTATACAAGGACCTGCAAAATTAGCGGCCCAAAATTTACAAGAAGTATTAGAGCAACTTGATGATATTAAATCAAATTTTGTAAAAACTATATAATATGGCATACGTAAACCAATTATCACCAATAGCAAGTTCACTTGGATCTTTTCAACTTAATGGTAGTTATATACCTTTAAATGAAATGCCTAATAGTTTAAAAAAATTAATTAAAAAATCTAATAAAATTATTCTTGTAAGAGAATCTTCTGGTACTGCTAATTACTCAAAAGTTAAAGGATCTGATGGTAAAGTTAGAACAGTAGGAGGAGGAAGAACCACAGGTACTATGTGGTATAAAAATAATATAATAGGCTTTACAGTTGAAGATGCTGTAAGAGATAAAAAAATACAAGATGTAACATCAATCCCTGATACTGTTAAAGATCCAACTAAATTATCCTCTTTAGCTCCTGCTGCATATAATATAGTTTTAGGGAAAACTGGAAGTAATTATATTTCAAAAACTTACTATAATGGTCAAGCTTTAAGAATAAGCTCTTTATCTGATCCTCTTGGGTTTAACATTTTTAGTAAAGATGTTGATGCTCCTGAAAATTTTGCAAATCGTAGTGATGGTGTGGCTTTTAATGGAGCTATTATTCATCAAGGTGGGAGTGAAAACGCTTCTTCTGGGTGTATAATATTTGGTGTTCAAAGAAAAGATAATGGTAAAGTTAGTAGTAATGCTAGAGAAATTCAAGCATTAAATAAATATTTACAAGAACAGGGAGTAGTTGGAAAAGGAAAATTGAATAATTTAGTAATAATTAATTTATGGGAAGTTCCTAAAGATATTCCTAATTTGTTAGGTGAAATAATTGATGCCGAAACTGGAAGACCAGTTCCTGGAACAGAAGTAAAGATTGATCCTTTACCTGTCCTCTCGGCAACCCCAATAGATACGGGTGTTAATAAAATTAATGAACTTGCTCCACGGGTTCCAACCCAAGAAGAACTTGAAGGTAAAGGAAAAGAACAGTTAAGTAAATTAGGAAAAAAAGCACTAAAGGATGCAAATAATCCTTTATCTGCATCTCAATTGAAGATGTTTGCTGGTAGTATTTTAAATTTTATTAAAACATAATTAAATTATGGCTAACGACCCAACATATATTTATTCTGATGGTTCTATTGTAACATTTAAAAGAGTAGGCCCAAAAAATTCTGCTTTACTTAAATACGGTGAAACAATAGATGAATCGTTTGGAATAATTAAAGGGAAAACAATAGAAGGAGCCCAATCACTCACATCAGATATTTCTATTTTAGCTGAAGAACTAATTATAGGGTATAATTCTCAAAGAGCAAGTTTTGGATTTCAACCTATTACATTATCGAAAATAAACGAACTACCAACACCACCTTCTATTACAGAAGTAAATCCTACTTTACCTCTACCCTCACCACCTGTTGTTCCTTCTCCTTCTCCACCAACCACCGTTAATACTAGTAATGAAGGAAAATTTAAATTAGATAATAGTTCTTTAAATAATGATCCTACAAAGATTCCTCTGTTTGGGAATCCTAGTAATATTAAAATAAAAAAAGAAGGATATAAAACAGAATCAATTCCAATTCAAAAGGGGGATGGTACTTATAAAGAGAATTTAGGGGTAATTAAATTAACCCCTACTCAACAACAACTTAAATTAGATAAACTAAAATTATCACAACTTTCTATTCCTGAAATAGAATTTATGTCATTAGAAAAAAAGGATTGGAAATATTTTTTACAAGATCAACTTAATTCTCAAATAATTAACATTAAAAAAACTTTAATTCCTGTAGTTATAGGTTTAGTAGCAGAATTTGGTATTTCTAAAGCTACTGAAATGTTAGGTGAAAAACTAGATGATTTAAAGTCTTGCCCTAATCAAAATAAATTAAAAGAAATTATAAAACGAAAAAACAAATTAGTAAAAATATTAAATGACATTTTAAAAATAGTTGAAACATCTTTAAAAGCAGCAGGAATTACTCTAGGGGTTATTACTGCACTTGATATAGCCGTTAAACTTCTTAAAAATACCCCTATACCACCACCTATTGATCCAACAGGAATAATCAACCAGCAAAAAAATATTAATACACCTAAAATAGAAAAGATTTTAGAGTTAACAAAAAAGATAAGCTCATCTACTTTATCAATTTTAGTTATATTAAGACAAAATTTGGTGTTAGTTCTTGATTTACTAAAAATGTTAGATGGATTAATTCAAGATTGTTACCCTGAAGCAGAACAATCAGATTTAAGAGCAGAACTGCTAGAATTAACTAAAGAACAATCACCAACCTCCCCTTTAGTAACAAATGTAAATGGATTTGAAATGGGCGTGGAAAATGAAAAAACAACTAGTACATTAAAACGTAAAAGGGCAATAGCTCGAAATAAACAAGGAATTGTAATGTTAAAAGGAGAATATTCTTATAGTTCTATAGATCAAATTTTAATAGATGAGTTATCCTTTTATATTCAAACAAATAATTTAAAAGCAGATTAACCCTATATTTATAAACATATATGAAAACCGAAATACTTAAAAAACTAATTAAAGAAGCAGTAAAAGAAGCAATTCAAGATGAATTGAAGGATATTTTACTGGAAGCTGTAAAAGCTCCAAAAACACAAATTGTAAGAGAATCAATTCAACCTACTATAACTCCTTCTACCCCACCACCACCCTCTTATACAGAACCTACTATGGATATTAAACAAAAATATACTGATATAATGGGTGAAACTGCTATAAGTATGACTAGTAAAGATGTTTCTTCTTTTAACCCACAAGGAGCAGATCCAATAAATGGGAATTTAGGAGAAGGGTCTGTAGGGATGGATACAATAATGGGATTACTAAATAAATAATTTAAATGGCATTTAACCCACAATATATTGATCCTAATGATTTAAATCCAAATGTTGCACTTGGAATAAACATACCATTTAATAATCCTTCAGTTTTTACTTCTACATATACAACACAAGAAGCTATAAAAAACAATCTTTTAAATTTTTTTCTTACAAACCCAGGTGAAATCCCATTAAATCCTTCATTTGGAGGTGGATTAAGGATGTATTTATTTGAACAATCTAATGAACCAACATATAATGATTTAAAATCATTTATAAACATAAAATTAGGAGCATTTTTTCCTACTGTAAAAATATTAAATTTAGATGTTTTAGCTGATAACAGTGACTCAAATAGAATAGTAATAAAACTTAACTATTCTGTTATTAATACAAATATTAATTCTACTATAACTGTACAAATTTAAAAAATGGCTGAAATAAATAGAGATATAAAATATTTAAATCGTGACTTTAATAGTTTTAGATCGCGTTTAATAGAATACACTAAAACATATTTCCCTAATACTTATCAAGACTTTTCCCCATCCTCTCCAGGGATGTTAATTATTGAACAAGCTGCTTATGTTGGAGATGTTTTAAGTTACTATCTTGATAATCAATTTCAAGAAAATTTTATTCAATATGCCCAACAAGCAAATAATATTTTTGAATTAGCCTATATGTTTGGGTATAAACCAAAAGTTGTTTCAACAGCTCAAACAGAAATTGAAATTTTTCAACAAGTACCTTCAAAAAATATAAGTGGTAATTATTTTCCTGATTTTGACTATTCTATTAAAATCCCAGAAAACTCTACATTTTCAACTATAGATAATGTTGGATTTATAATGGAAGATCTAGTAGATTTTTCAGTTTCTAGTTCTCAAGATCCAACAATAACTACTGTATATCAAACTTCTAATGGAATCCCACTATACTATTTATTAAAAAAAACACGAAAATTAATATCTTCAACTATTCAATCTCAAGAATTTAGTTTTGGAGACCCATCTCCTTTTCAAACTGTTAGTATAAATGAATCTAATATTATAAAAATATTAGACATAACTGATTCAGAGGGTAATATTTGGGAAGAAGTAGATTGTTTAGGACAAGAAACAGTTTTTAATTCAATTAAAAATACTAATATTAATGACCCTAATAGTGGAAAAGA